CCGTACTGCTTTTTGAGCAGGCCAGCCTTATTGGTGTACTTGCCTTCGGCGTCGCTGAAGATCAGATGTTGGCCACCTGATCGCGTCGGGATAACGGGAACGCCTGCGGGCACGCCGCCGTTCTCTGCGAATAACGCACCGAGCAATTCAGGGCCGTTGTCCTTCGCGTCGGCATCGAGCACTAGGAGCTTCGACGGGCCACACGCAATCGAGGGCACAGCGTCGGGGAACAGCCGGAACAATTTTTTGAGGACGGCGATGTCTTTGGTGCAGCCGACATGCGCGGGCTCTGCGCCATCGTGCTTCTCGGCGTATTCAGTAACAGCCGCGTCGCGCTCTTCGGCGGTGATTTCATGATCCCACTTATTGTAGCGGGGGATCAGCGGCACCTTGCCATCCGATACGAAGACGCCCAGGCCGAGCGTTGCGAACTGGAAGGCGTTTTTCTTGTTGGTTAAACGCCGGGCGCTCGTGTTGTCTGCCATTGCCTACTCTATCGCCCTTTGGTATGCGGAGGGACTAACGTCGATTGGCGTTGGCGTTAGTCCTTTCGGTCGAACGGCCGTATCCTGGGAAACCAAGGTACGGCCGTTTGCATTTGCGGAGACTGTAAGGCGGTGTTGTGTCACACACCTTACAAGGTCGTCAATTAAACAACCTGGGGGGCGCGGCGCTTATTGATCGCGGCCATGACAGACGGCTTCACCCACACCGGCTTCGGTCGACCGCGATTGCTACGGTCCAACGCGTCGTGCGGAGGCAGGGCAGTCTTCTCGACTAAGCGCGCGACCTGGACCTTCGTCACGCCGAGCTGCTCCGCAATCCACGCAGCGTCGACATACTCGACATCGTCGACCAGATCGGCGGTCGAGTCGTCGCGGATGAAGCGGTCGTTGAGGACCCTGCTCGCCTGATCGCAAATCGACTTCACGGTCTGAGCCCGCTTGTCGACCGCCTGCTTGGCCTCTTCGGCCTGAACGAGCTGGCCGTTCAAGGTGTCGTTGAGGATGGTCTGCGCCGCATGCAGCTCCGCATCGGACTTGCGGCGCGCGTCGGTGTTGCCGACGAAGAGCGCTTCCATCTCGCCGAGAGCAAGCAAGGTGTTCGCCAGGTTACGGCGCATTCCTGCCGCAACGCCGATGATCTGCTCGATTTGCTTCTCGATGAGCTGGGTGTTGTCGCGCATGGTAGCGAAGAGACGACGGGATTTAAGGTCCGCGTTGTAGTGCTCGGAGGTGGTGATGCTGTTCACGGTGATAGCCCTTAGTTGGCGCGCGAGGGGCGGGTGAGGTCGCGAAGCAGCGGGTGCGGCACCGGATCGGGCTTGTACTGTACGTTCGTCGCCAGGGCGTCCGCGAACTGAACGATGGCTTCGTTGCAGATCACGGTTGCTTCTGACGCGGTCAAATTCATGGCCGTCGTCATTTTCGCCAACGTTAAGCCCATCGCACGCGCCGCGCCGTTGAACGCGAAGTCCGGCGCGCTGCCGGTCTTGGCAGAGACGAGCGCGAACGATTTCATAGCGCGGATCAGTCGGTAGTACAGTTCGAGGTTGTTGAGGTACGCAGTGACATCGCCGGAATCGAGTGCAGCCCGGAGAGTACCGCTTGCGTCAACCTTTGCTTCAGGCATTGAGGCAATGCCAGTGATCCGGTTGGCAAGGTGCTGCGAGATGACGATGACGCGGCCGAGGTTAAAGACTTGAGACATGATATCAATCTTCCTGTTGTTCGGAGTTGGTGACGAGGTTGTAAGCGGCGAAGCGCGCCGCCTGAGACAGTGCCTGCCCGAGCTGACCAGCAGCTTTGGCATCGAGCGTGAGGGCGTGGCCTGCCGAAGGATCGGAGAACACGACCTTGGTGTTGTCGTCGGGGTTGATCCTGACAGCGACCTTGTCGTCGCTGCCCGGTACGGCGATCTCGCGCGTGAAGCGGGGCTTGTGCTGCCCCATCAGAAGATGCCCCCATGCTCGACGAACTTGCGAACACGCTTGGCGGCGTAGCGGGCACCGCGCTTCCCCGTCAAAGGTGCGTCTTCGCCATACATGCCCGGCAAGAAGAGGAAGTGCGCCTCTTCACGCGAGATACCAAACAGCGCTTCTGCTGCGGGGATAGCCGATGTGTAGCGGCAGGGCACATCACTGTTCAGATGCACCGCGAGATCAGCGCCATACGGACCGTTACTGATGACGGTATAGCGAAGACCAGCCCGCTTGAACTTGCCGGATATCGCCGCCACGCCCATCATGCAGGCAGAAGTGCCGCAATCCAACGAAGGGGCAACGTTGTGTTCGGCATGACCCCAATCGCACATCGTAAACCGAAAGCCTTTGCGACCGCGCGATTTCTCGACGGATTGCTCGACCAGGTCGGCGAGCTTCAACAGACGCTTCTTGTGCATCTCACGGCCTCCGCATGTTCTTGTAGACGGTGACCTCGTAGGGCGTGCCATCGGGGAGCTTGCGCGTCTCCTTGGCGGCCTCGGCATCGTAGTTGTGGGGCACGTCGTCGCGAGCGCGGGCCATCGTGGCGATGCCGTTGCCGATGTGCGTCATTGCACGGTTGAAGACGAAGGGATCGCTGCGATCAGCAAGGGCGTAGCGCTGCGCGCCCTGAACTAAGCGACGATCTTGGCGCGGCTTTTTCTGAGAAGTAGTCGGAACCATTGTTGGCGTCCTGTGTTGTGAGGTGACAAACATTACAGAGCAGGCGCAAGGGTGACGTTGGGGATGTCACCCGTGCGTAGTTAGCGAGAGATCAGAAGGGGCATTCCAACGTCGGAACGAACCAGATGCAGTTGCCCCCGACGCCGGACTTGTAGAGGACCAAGTCGACGTTCACCGTGGTCTCGGCGGCGTAAAGGAAGACGGCGTGCATCAGGCGGTGACCTTCAGCATGCGCGTCGTCACGGACTCTGCCTTCGCGACGATCTGCGCGACGTAGAGTTCTTTGCGGTTGTCGACCAACTCGGCCGCGTGAGACATCGCAGCTTGCTTCGTGGTGAAGATGCTGACGATGTAATCTTCGAACGTGCTGCGCCGGGATACCACGATGCACTCGGACGACGGAGGGGGGATGCCGAGGGCGCTGCGGATCGCATCGACGGCGTCTTTGGCATCCTTGAGCCCGCTGCCGTATCGCGAGCGAAACTCTTTGATCGCCTCAATGGTGCGGCCATCGCTGATGGCTTTGAGAATGATGTCCATTAGACCTGGACCTCACCGCGATGATGACCGGCACCAGCCGCATCACCCTCGATCTTCAGCGTCTCGATGATGCTGGCAGCGAAGGTCGCACGGGTCTGTGCGGCGGCCTGGGTGATGTCACCGGCTCGATGATCGAGATAGTCTTCAAGCATGGTGTTGCGCAGATGCGCGAGCGTGAACGGGGGCGGTGCGACGGCTTCCGCGACCGCAGTGGTCGCCTTAGCGCGTAACTTCTTTTTGGCCATTGTAGTCCTCTCATTACGGGCGGGGGTGGAACGCATCGCCTGCCCGGTTACGATGCGTTGTAATGTTACAGACGTTACACCGAAGGCGCGGACCAAGGAGTGCGGGTAGCGTACAGCCCCACCTCTCCATTGCGTTCGAGCGCTTCCGCGAAGGAGACCATCATCGACGCGTAGCCTCGCGGTGTATCGGCGGATATCGTGTTGCCGTCAGCATCGGTGCCGACGATGAGACCCTTACCGGCGAGCGGCTGCGGGTTGCCGCTGTATTTGAAGAAGCGCTGGGGGCTCTTCATGAGCCCCTCGTCGTCAACATAAATTACGTCCCTCCCTTGCAGATGTCCGCTATATGCGGCCGTCACGAGATCGACAGGCATGGTCTCGTGGCTGAGCAAGGCATAGACCTCGGCGAGCCCTTTGGACCCGTCGTATTCGGTCTCGGTCACTGTGCAGGCGAAGGGGTCGATCAGGATTGCGCGTACGATACGGGTCATCGGAACACCAACAGGGCTGAGACGAAGAGCAGCGCGGTGAGAGTGACGGCGTACCACGCTGCGAACTCGATGCGGGAGCGGCGAGGAAATTCTCGCAGTGTCGGTGCTCGCCGCATCTTTTCGTCAGAGAAGGCAACATATGTAAAATGAACGGGAGCAATGCACTGCATCGAGCGCGATAGTTGCCCGATGCAGCCAGTTAATAAGCGGCGGATACGACAGTTCATTTGGTTTCTCCTTGCTTTTAGGCACGGCCATTCCGTGCATGTCATGAGCAGTACATTACACGCGTGACGAACGCAATAGGCACGCGACAAGATTTTTTGGGCAGGTTGATAAATTGACGGATTTGCGAAGCCGCCCGTATGACCGATCAGCTCCATCGCATGAAAGCATATAGATGAAACCGAATACCTCGTACCTGGGGCTCGATCTCGGGACGCACACGGGCTTCGCGCGCTACGACAGCCTCCGCAACGGCGGCGCGTTCTTAACGGGCGCTTGGGATTTCAAGATCACGCGCTTCGATTCGCCCCACCTCCGCTACGAGAAGTTCGGCCGGGAGCTGGACAATCACTTCGCGCTCGGTGTCACGAAGGTCTTCTACGAGAAGGTCATGCGCCACCTCGGCACGACAGCCGCGCATGTGTACGGCGCTTTCCTCAACAAGCTGCACGAGAAGTGCGCTGAGTACGACGTGCCCTTCGAGGGGCTGAGCGTGCAGGAAATCAAGATGTTTGCGACGGGCAAGGGCAACGGCAGCAAAGAGCTTGTCGGCAAGGCGTGTCTCGCATGGGGCTTCACCCCGAAGAGCGAAGACGAAGCTGACGCTATCGCGATCCTCAAGACCGCATTGGAGACGAAGCTGTGAAGCTCACCGGGCGAAGTCGGTACGCGCACTACAAGTCGTTTCTCGGAACACCGAAGCTCGTGTTGCAGGTCGAAGAAGAGTTTTTGCACACCGAGAACTGCGGGACGTACGTCGACTCTCGAACTGCCGTCCGCTGGCGCGACGCAACTGTAGCGGACCTATCCGAATGGATGGTCAAGGACATGACACGAAAGGACTAACCCCGTGATTGATATCGACAACGCTGGCACTATCATTCTTCTCATAGCGGCCGCTGGCATGACCGGCCTGCTGGTCTGGACGGCTGTAGCCGCCAAGCGTAGCCCCTCGAAGCCCGCCGCGTCCGCTCAGCATCGCGTGTTCGTAGCGGCTGCGCCCACTCCCGCCGAGAAGCCGGTGCGCGCGATCCGCGCGGCCGACTATCACCCCCCGTCCGCCTCTCCCGCCAATAAAACGAGAGCAGCCGAGCCCGCCTCGTTCACGCCCGCCCGGCGCGAACAGTCCAAGAGCCGCATCATTCGCGGCGACGACAGCAAGCCCACCGAGCGCGACACGTCTGCGGACTTCGCCATCGGCTTCATGACAGGCATTCCGATGCCCTCATCATCAGGCATCATGGGCGCGCTGCTGCACACGAGCACCGCGCACTCCACGCCTGCGCCCGCATCGGACCCGACGCCGTCCTATTCGAGCCCGGCACCGGACCCGACGCCTTCGTACTGCCCGGCACCGGCCGCCGACTTCAGCTCATCGACATTCGATAGCTCGCCCTCAGTCTCATGTGACGTAAGCCTGTGACCCTGTCCCAAGGCATCGCCCTCGCGCTCGACGCGGGGGTGATCTTGCTCGTGCTGTTCTGCATGTACCTCAAGCGCGGAGACCCGCATGATCTCGCTCGTTGAACGACCCCTCACATTCAAGCAGCGTGAAGCCCTGGAAGCCGTCGCTACAGGGCTTTATCGTTTGCATCTCTTGCGCCTCGGGTATCGCAGGATCGAAACCTACCGCGCACAGATCGGCGACATCACTGTTCAGCTCAAGGCTCTGCGTCGTCGCGGCATGATCGCATACAACCGAACACCCTCTTCCCGTAACGACCTCCCGTTCGTTCTGACTGTGGCTGGTGCGTTCGAATTGTACTTCAATGCGGAGACGCTCTGCCCCTGCGCAGGCTCGGGCATCGAGTTCGTCTACGCAGGGCACGGCAACATCCTGGAAGTCCCCTGCTCCTATTGCGTGGCCGCATAATGGCCAGGCCGTTACGTGACTACCAGATCGAAGACGGTGATTACGTCTCGAAGCGCTTCGCTACGCTCGTCGCGCATGAGCCGCGCGTAGGTAAGACCAACATCGCGATCCGTGGTGCCGACAATGTCGAGGCCAAGATCGTCGTCGTGGTCTGCCCTGCCGCAGTCAAGGACAACTGGCGCGAAGCGATCCTTGAGTTCCGCGAGGGCGGATGGTGGGGCATCATCGTCAGCTACAACAAGGCGGGTAAGATTGCGCGCGTGTTGCGCGGCAAGAAATACGTGCTCGTTGTCGACGAGTCGCATTACTGCAAAGAGCGCAGCTCACAGCGCACGAAGAACATCTTTGGCACCCTCTGCGACAAGCATGGTGGCCTGATCGAGAACGCAACGAACGTCTTCCTGCTGACCGGCACCCCCATGCCGAATAACCCCACTGAGCTGTGGCCGATGCTGCGCGCCTGCGCGCCTGAGATCATCGACAATGGCCGTGGCCGTCCGCTGAGCTGGTCTGCATTCCGCGACAAATACTGTCGCATGATGAACACGCCCTTTGGTGCAAAGATCGCCGGATCGAAGAACTACAAGGAGCTGAAGCAGAAGCTCGAAGGCTTCGTGATTCGTCGGCGGCGGTCCGATGTGTTCGGCCGCGACATGGTCGAACCGTCGAACCTCTATGTGCGCGCCAAGCCTACCGAGATGAAGGAGCTGGCCGCCATCATGGCGACCGAGCAAGGCCGCAAGGTCGCAGAGGCACTGCAATCCGCGAACCCGCTGAAGGCCCTCGCCAAGCAGGAGAAGCACGTCGCGTCGCTTCGCAAGCTGTTCGGCCTAGCGAAGGTTCCTGGCGTCGTCGACATTGTCAGCGACGAGCTAGACGCCGATCCGAACGCCAAGATCGTTCTGTTCGCATATCACCACGACGTTATCGACGCGCTCAAGCAGAACCTGAAGAAGTACGGCGTCGAGGCTTTCGACGGCCGCACCTCTGACGCGCGCAAGCTGCGGATCAAGAAGCGCTTCCAGACCGATCCGAAGTGTCGGGTAGTTGTCGGCCAGCTCAATGCGATGGGCGTCGGCCTCGACTTCAGTGCGGCGAACGATGTGATGTTCGTCGAGCAGTCGTGGGTTGGCGATGAAAACGAGCAAGCACGCTCGCGTATCTTCAACATGAACTCGCCTGAGCCGAAGTTTACTCGCTTCGTTGTTCTCGTCGGTTCTGTCGACGAACAGATCAGCGCGGCTTGCGCACGCAAATTAAAGGATAGTGGGAGGTTGTTTAATTGACCAACTTGTAACGTCTGTGACATTACAGGTCATCACAACGGAGAGAGCGATGCGCTTACCGACCCCCATTACCCGTTTGTTACTTCGCTGCGCTGAAGGCGTGATGGCGAAGCGCAACTCGGACATCGACATCGGCCCCCAGGGCGACCCGTACATGCAGCGCTGGCACGCTATCCCGCGCAACAAGCTCTTCAACGTCTATCTTCATCTCTACCATCACGATGACGACCGCATCCTGCACTCGCATCCGTGGTGGTCCTTGTCGCTGATGCTGCAAGGCGGTTTGGTCGAATACTACACCGCGACGGCCGAAGGCGCTGCCGACGCCGAGAAGCATAAGATCGCTATCGTGCGTGGCGGTGACATTCGTGTCCGCAGCGCCGGTATGTTTCATCGTCTTCAGGTCATGTACCCGCGTAAGACCATCACGGTCTTCATCACCGGGCCGAAGCTGAAGACCTGGCATTTCGCCTGTCCGAAGGGCCTCGTCGAATGGACGAAGTTCGTTTCGACGCGAGATCGCGGCATCCCCGGTTCGGGCTGCGGCGAAGGGCATTAGCGTGCCCACCCTGTAACGTCTGTCACATCACACACACTCACGGAGACCCCTACTTCATGTTCCAAGTCACCATCACCGGCAACACGCCCGCTGAACTCGCCGTCAACGCCTCGGTGCTCGCCGCCGCGCTGTCCAGCACCAGCGCTGTTGCAGTCGCCGCGCTCAGCACGACTGAGCAGGCCCGCTTACGTGGCGATGCCACCATCGTTCCGCCGAAGACCACCGCCACCGCGCCGAAGCCGCCGACTGCTGCCGAAAAGAAGGCCGCTGCAAAGAAGGCTGCCGAGGAAGCCGCCGCTGCTGCCGCTGCTGAAACTGCGACCGGCGACGCGGATGAGGCCGAAGGCACCGAAGCCGATCAGTCCGAGGCTCAGGAAGACGAGAGCGATCCGCTCGATGAAGCCGAAGAGACTGAGCAGGAAGAAGCGCTGACCGCTGCCGACGCCAAGAACCTGCTGCTCGAAGTCCGCGCTGCCTACCCGGACCAGGCGACCATCGTGTCGCAGATCGTCCAGGAGCAGGGCAAGGTCAAGAAGATCAGCGAGATCGACGCGAAGAACATCCCGGCCGTCGTCAAGAAGTGCCGCGAGCTGCTCGCGAAAGCGCCGAAGAAAAAGTAAGCGCCTCGCCCCGCAACACCTGACGCCCGCGCCCTTCTCTACAGGGCGGGGCGTCCCCTCTTCTCTCGATCATCAGGAATGCCATGCGCTCTGCAAGCTCATATCGCGGCGCTCGCCGCAACGAACTCCATCGCCGAGCCTCACTGCTCAAGGGCTCGGAACGCAAGACGTTCCTGTCTGACGAGCGCGAGGTGAGCGCCAACCAGGCGAACGCCGTCGCACACCTCGGTCAACGCACCATGCAGGCCCGCGCTGCACGGGAGGCCGCTGCCCGAGCCCTCGCCGGGGATCAGCACTCGCCGCCCGCCAACGTCATGAACCACGCGCTGCTCGACTTCTATCGCGGTGAGAAGCCGACACGCCCTGTCACCCGCATCGTGCGCCAGCTCGAACGCGCTGTCGCCAAAGCAGCTTAACGGAGGAATCCATGACACTTGCTGAACATCAGCTCGACCACACGCTCGACCATTCCCTCTCGGGCCTTGAGCGCAAGGATCGTGCGCTCGAAGGCGTGATGAAGCCCAACGTGAAATGGCGCGCCGATGCGCTCGCCAAGCTGAAGGCGCTGCCGGTCGGGTGGAAAGGTACGGGCGAAGACATCCGCAAGGTCGTCGGCGTCGAACCCCATCACCACAACGCCTGGGGCTCTCTCGTGAGCGCGGCGCTCAAGGACGAGCTGATCTACCCGAACGGTGATCGCGTCGCCATGAAGGCTAAGTCCAGCCACGGCCGACAGACGCCCGTCTACGAGCGGCTCTAGCGCATGCCGCGTCGCTACTACAGCGACGAAGAGACTGACCGGCTCTTCTTTGTCGATGGCAATGAAGAGCCGGACGGTGTGTTCGTCGAAGAGATCGACGCGTGGCAGTTCTACCGGCGTTCGTCGATCAAGTTGGTTTGCGGATGGCCGGACAATCACTGGCCCGACGAAAAGGGCATCTGCCCGTGCGGTTGCGTCTTCCCTGACCGCGCGAATGCAATCTTCCACACCCCGGCCTTATCGCCGGATGACGAGGCGCTTCTGTGACCACACGCGATCTAGTCGATAGCGCCCAAGCGCGTAAGGAAGTTGCGGCTGTACTGGCCGCGCATTCCGGCCGTGCGCACTCCAAGCTCGGACCGTCCGCCGCGTCGCGTTGGATGGTCTGTGCGGGCTCTGTCGGCATGTCGGAAGGCCAGCCCAACAAGAGCACCGTGTTCGCCTTAGAGGGCACGGCGGCTCACGAGTTCAACGAGTTCA